CACGCGTTACCCTGGCCAGCATCGGAGCAACCCTTACCCTCAGCCTATGGGCCGGTTGGATGCTGGCTAGCGAGACCCGAGACCTGATGGCACGTTGCAAGCTGGGGCCAGAGCCTGCCGCTTGTGAGCTGCGCCTACTGGGTCGTTAGGGCATGTTACAAACTGTGAACCGGGCTTGACTTTTGGCCCTTTAATAGCCCGATTCTGCCAAGCCCTCGCCAATCACAAGGCGGGGGTAAGGCTGGAATTTGGGAGGTGGGAGGCAGGACCCAGGGAACCTACTGATATATTCACGTTTTCTACTACTGTTACACACCTCCTAGGTACTAGGGGGTAGGGGTCGAGTTTCTGTACTACAGTGCAAGCCAGCCCCAAAAATAAATGCGCACTGACAACACGCTGACCCTGCGACATGCCCAAGGTCAGGTATTTGAGAGCCGTAAACGCTTCAGGGTGCTGGTTGCAGGCCGCCGATTCGGCAAAAGTTACCTGGCGTGTATCGAATTGTTACGCGCCGCAATCGAACGGCCCGGCGAAACCTTCTTTTATGCCGCCCCCACCTACCGGATGGCCAAGGACATCGCCTGGAAGGTGATGAAAAAGCTGGTCCCCAAAGCCTGGGTCAAAAGTAAAAACGAAACTGACCTCAAAATCGAGCTGGTGAACGGCAGCACCATCGAATTGAAGGGCACCGAGAACGCCATGGCCCTCCGAGGCCGCAGTTTGGCTGGCGTTGTACTGGACGAAGCCGCCTTCATGGACCGCGAGGTCTGGTTCGAGGTAATTCGCCCCGCGCTAGCCGACAAACAGGGCTGGGCCTTGTTCATCTCCACCCCGGATGGCACAGCTAGCTGGTTTTATGACATGTGGTGCTATTGCGAGGAGGGCGATAAGGACTGGGCCCGCTGGCAATTCACCACAATTGACGGCGATAACGTCCCCGCCGCCGAAATCGAGGCCGCCCGAGGCCAACTCGACCCCCGCACCTTCCGCCAGGAATTCGAGGCCAGCTTCGAGAATCTCAGCGGTCTTGTCGCCGTTTCATTCTCGGACGCCAACATCGACGGCGTGGTGCAAGACCTCCCCGTTTTACCGCTCTTGCTGGGGGTGGACTTCAACGTGGACCCCATGTCTGGCGTCTGCGCCGTCAAAAAGGGCAACGACCTCTGGGTATTCGACGAAATCGTGATGACGGGTGGGGCCACCACCTGGGATTTTTGCGAAGAAGTCCAACGCCGCTATGGCGTAGACCGCCGCATCATCGCCTGCCCCGACCCCACGGGTGGAGCACGAAAAACCAGCGGCATCGGCGTCACCGACCACACCATTCTGAAACGCTCGGGCTTCAAAGTATCCAGCCCCCGAGCCCCCTGGAAAATCCGCGACAAGATCACCTGCGTTAACACCGCATTACTGGATGCGTCTGGAACCCGCCGCCTATTTATCCACCCGCGCTGCAAGGAACTCATTAAGTCCCTCCGCACATTGACCTACGCCTCCGGCACCGGCCTCCCCAACAAAAATCTAGGTGTGGACCACAGTTTCGACGCACTGGGATACTTATGCCTCCAAGTATTCAACCTCGCCAAGCCAGAAACCATGGGCCAGACCGGCTATCGTGTCTATTAACTGAAGCAGTTTGATGGCCAAAAAACCCACCAAAGCCCAGAAAAAGACCGCCAAGGTAATGCGCGAGTACGGCAAGGGCGAACTGCACTCGGGCAGCAAGGAAGGTCCCGTCGTGAAATCCCGCAAACAGGCCATCGCCATCGCCCTGAGCGAGGCTGGGTTGTCCAAACCCAAAAAGAAACCTACCAAAAAAGGTAAGAAATAATGGCTGAACGCGGCTTGTATAGCAACATCGCAGCCAAACGCAAGCGCATCGCCGCCGGTTCGGGCGAATCCATGCGTAAACCCGGTACCAAGGGCGCCCCAACAGCTGGTGCGTTCAAGGCAGCCGCCAAAACCGCCAAAACCGCCAAGAAACGTAAAAAATCATGAGCAGCAACAATGGCGGGATTACTTATGACGGCGAACTAACAACCTGGGATCTGGGCTCACGTACAACCGTGGGCTTTTTTCCAGTCAATGAAGCCGTTGCTCTGAACTGGGCCATCCAAGTAACAGTTGCCGGACTTGCTGGCGGTGGAGCACAAGCCGTCTTCGATTTCGATGGTAGTTTGGATGGCGTCAACTGGGGCCACCTCAGCATCGTCACCAAACATGCTGGTGCCAATACCATTTCAACGAATGAAACAATTATGTATTACGTTCAAAACCAGCCCAACCGTTATATCCGCGTCCACCTACTAACCCTCACTTCAACTGGTAGCCCAACTGTTTCTGTGTTGCTTGGAGCAATGTAATGGGCACCCGCATCTGCCAAGGCGGCTGCATCCACATGGAAGTAGACGCTCAAACCCGCATGACAGAGGCCACCTTCGTCTTCATGACCCCCAGCGACCCAGGCGACTTCTCCATGCTGATGGCGCGTCTAGCATCAGGCATTGAAGTGATCATCGAAGTGGAGGACGAGGATGATTGACTATCGCGGCGAAAAGTTTGCGGGCTACAACAAACCCAAGCGCACCCCCGGCCACCCCAAAAAATCCCACGTCGTCCTCGCCAAAGAAGGCGATACGGTAAAACTGATCCGTTTCGGCCAACAGGGCGTGTCTGGATCACCCAAACAAGCAGGCGAATCGGATGCTGAGCGCAAACGCCGCGAAGCCTTCAAAGCCCGCCACGCCTCCAACATCGCCAAAGGCAAAATGTCTGCCGCCTACTGGGCCAACAAAGTCAAATGGTGATCAAATTTGACTTTCCTGTTTACACAACCAATCCTTGAGCTGGCGCACATACTCCCGCAATTCCTGCGCTTTTGCGAGGTGCCAAATCTCCCCCGTCGTCAAAAAACACGATACGTGTAAATCAATCGCCTTCAAAGATTGGGCAATCACAGGATTCCATGGCTCCCTTAGCGGCGTATCCCATTCCCGTTTCGACACCACACCCCTTAGCTGGAACACCCTTATTTTGGCCGAACAAGGTTAAGTTAGGTCTGTCAAAATAGAAGCAATGTAGGAGTCAACACCGTGGTCTACAGCGGCTCATCCCCCTTTACGCAAGCTGTAGTCAGCGAATCCCCCTTTGTCCGATCCCTAGAGGTGATCGGCATGACGACCAACTGGAACGTAATGGCCGCCGTCACCAACGGCACCGACTACCTCCGCGACCTAGCCGACACCTACCTTCCCCAGGAACCAAGGGAAGACGCTGATGCCTGGCAAACCCGCATCGACCGCAGCGTCCTCTCCCCTTATACCAGCCGCCTAATCGAAACGGCAGCTGGAGCAATCCTGCGCAAACCCATCCACATCGAGGGCGACCAGTATTGGCTGGACCTGGCCCAAAACATCGACGGCATCGGCTCGAACATCAACGAGTACGCACGTCGGGCGTTGGTCAGCAGCATGACCTTCGGCCACAGCGCCATCCTGGTGGACTACCCACCTATCGGCAATGTCCGCACCTTGGCCGAAGAGCGGGCAATGGGCCGTCGCCCCTACTTCATCCACGTGGACGCCCCCCAGATCTGGGGCTGGCGCCAAGAATCCACGATGCCCGGCTCGCGCCTGACCCAAGTCCGCATCCACGAGTACACCACCGTTCCCCTCAACGAGTTCGGCGAGGATCAGGTGGAGCAGATGCGCGTCATCTACCCAGGCCGCTACGACCTATACACACTGGGCCAAGAGGCAGTCAATATCTACGAGTCGGGCAGCTACAGCCTGGACGAAATCCCACTGGTGCCGATCTATAGCAACCGGCGTGGAATGTTGCGCTCCCAGCCTCCGCTGCTGGACATCGCCAACCTCAATATCACCCACTACCAACGCCAGGCCGACCTAATCCACGCCCTCCACATCGCAGCCATGCCCACGCTCGTTTTAGAGGGCTGGGACGACACTACTGGTCCGGTGGCAATGGGCGTCAACTATGCCATCTCGATGACACCGGGCAACAAGGCGTACTACGTCCAGGCCGACGCAACCAGCTTCGACGCCCAGATGAATGAGATCCAAGCCCTCGAAGGCCAGATGTCCACGCTGGGCATCACCAAACTGTTCGGGCAGAAGTTCGTTGCCGAGTCTGCCGAGGCCAAACGAATCGACCAAGCCCAATCCAACTCGGTACTGGCCATCGTCAGCCAAGAGCTGGAGTCAGCTTTGAACCAGGCGTTCGCCTTGGCTGCCCAGTATGTGGGCATCGAACCCCCAGAAATCAGCATCGACCGCGATTTCGACTACTACCGCCTAATCGGCCAAGACGTTGCAGTCCTCAGTCAACTCAACGCCACCGGCAAAATCAGCGACGGGATGCTACTGGAGATCCTGCGCCGTGGCGAAATCCTGCCCGACGACACCAACATTGAAGAAGAGTTATCAGACCTGGAAGACTCCGACCTTATTGAAACAGCACAAGAAGTCGAAACTCCCGACATGGAAGATGAAACAGGCCCAGAGACTAGCCCCAGTTCTTAAGTGCTAAAGTAGATACGTCCATGTAACACATTGCCGTGCCCGAAATTCAACAAACGGAAGTAACTCCTGTGGAGCCAACCCCGTCTCAGCCTGTGGCTGAAACCCCGGACTTTGCGATCCAAATCGAAGCCCTCAAGGCCAAGAACGCCGAACTGATCGGTGAACGTCGCAAGGACAAAGAGGCACGGGAACAACTCCAATCGCAACTCGAAGAGATTCGAGTGGCGCAGGAGCAGGCCAAAACCCAGAAGCTGGCTGAAACCGGCGAATACAAAACCCTCTGGGAAGAAGCCCAGAAAACTGTTGCTGATCTCAAGCAACAGCTAAGCGCCAAAGAATCCACCATCGAAGAAATTCGCACGGGATTCACCAAAGAGCAGATCAAGTCGGCGGCTATTGCTCAGCTTTCGAGCGCTGGTGCAGTTGCTCCCGAACAGCTCTATCGTTTGTTGCAGGACAACCTTCGCACCAAAGATGGACAGCCCGTGGCTGTCGCCGGAGGTGTGGAAGTTTCAGTTGGTGATTACATTGCCAACTTAAAAAATCCCGGCAGTGGTTACGAGCATCACTTCTCGGCCACCAACCGTTCGGGTATGGGAGTTGCAGGCAGTGCCCGCCCTTCCGCCGTCCCAGGTCAAACCAATCCTTGGTCAAAGGATGCCTGGAACGTAACTCAACAGATGATCCTTCTCGGCAAGGATCCCGACATGGCCCGCCTCTTGAAAGCCGAGGCCGGCGCCTAGCCCCTGTGGGGCACCCCGCTAACTAACCCCACTGGAGCAATCCAATGTCTGCCAACCTTGCTAACTATTCCGGCGGTACATTCCTGTCGGATCTGATCACGCGCCCCGAGTTCCTTCAGTACACCGCTGAAGGCATCTTCCTCCAGTCCAAGTGGATCCAATCTGGCATCGTTTCTCGTAACGCTGCTTTGGATGCCCGCGCTGGCGGCACCCGCGTCCAAGTCCCCTTCTTTGACCCCATCAACCCCACGGAAGAGCGGATCACCTCCGCAGCTAACTGGGGCACCTCAACTGCTGGTTACCTTACCCCGCAGAAGACGGCTGCTGACAGCCAAATCATGACCATCCTGCACCGTGGCTTTGCCTACGCTGCCGATGATCTGTCCCAGCTCGGTTCTGGCGCTGACCCCCTCGGTCATGTCCGCAGCCAGCTGACCGCTGCGATCAACAAGCTGAAGACCGCCACCCTGCTGGCCCAACTGAACGGTCTGTTCGGTCTGATCTCCGGCGCTGGCGTCCTGGGCGCTAACCAGATCAACAAGACCGGCACCACAACCGCCACGGAGGCCAACTACGCCTCGGCTGCCAACGTGATCGCGGCTCGCAACCTGTTGGGTGAGCGCGGCTATGACCTCGACACCATCGCCATGCACAGCAATGTGTATGCGTACCTGATGCAGGTCGGCGCCCTGACCTTCTCGACCTCTGCCCTGGCTGCTGCTGGTGCAGTGAGCTGGGGTGGCGGCGGCGTGGGTCTGACCAGTACCGATGTGGCCTACTTCTGCGGCCTCCGTGTCGTGGTGGATGACCAGATCGGCTTCCTGAGTGGTGGCACCTCCACCCACCTGCGCAAGTACCCCGTGTACCTGTTCAAGTCGGGTGTGATTTCTGAGGGCATTCAGCAGGACCTGCGTCTGGCTGCAGATCGCAACATTCTGTCGATGCAGGACGTGATTGCCGTCGATTACCACTACGGCTACCACGTCGGTGGTACCCGCTGGGCCGCGAATGGCGACAACCCCGCCAACGGCACCGGCACTGGCGAACTGGCCGCCACCGGCAGCTGGGCCCTCGCCTACAACACCACCCAAATGGTGCCCATCACCCGCCTGCTGGTCAACACCCCCTTCGATACCACCACTTACTGATCTCAGTAACCATAAAAAGAGGCCCCCAGTGGGGGCCTTTTTCTTTGCCTAGCCATCAACCTTCAGGATTCAGGCGTTTCTCCTCTTGGGCCTGAAACACCTGTACCGAATCAATCAGCATCTTGTACGACTGGAGCACGCACTGATTCACCAGCACATAGTTCACTTGCAATCGATCCGCAATCTCAGTAACGGAGACACCCGCCTGGCGCAGCTTCTGAATCTCCGCCGCCACATCACTCCACTGACGCACCACGGTGAAGTCGAGCGCCGTTGATTGGGGCTCTTCTACGCTGGCGGCATCAACACTCTTTCTGACTGGCATGAAACTGGTGCGGTTCTTTCTGTTACAGGATAACAAACACTCGTATGTTGACATTCCATACGGCGAACACCTGGAAGCCTCCGCCGAATTCGAGATGCAGGGCATTGAGGTGTACCACGCCAGTTTGCTGGAGCCTATCCGCCAACGCAAACCACGCAGAGTTCAGCGCTACACTTAAGAAAAGTATTGTGTATAGGCCGTGGCTGCAGTCATCGACGCTACCCTAAGCGGCTCTGCTGCCAACTCGTATGTGACGCTGGCCCAAGCCAACACGTACTTCGAGACGGTACCAGATTCCAGTACCTGGACCAGCAAAAGCGACGACCAAAAGAACCGCGCCCTGATCTCCGCCACCGGCTGGCTCGATGGCCTGACCTACTACGGCAACCGCTGCACCACAACCCAAGCCCTCAAGTGGCCCCGTGACAGCTTCACAGTGGACGGCGTGGACCTCGCCTGCACATTGATCCCAACACCCATCAAGAACGCCACCTACGAGCTGGCACGGGCCCTAGCCAACGACACCAGCGCCATCATCAACTCGACTGGCACGGGCCTCTACGAGCAAGTCGAACTAGGCGACCTGAAAGTCAAGTACAACAAAAACAGCCAATCTGCTGGCACAATCAACAACGTTTTCGACGTCTACCCTTGGCTGCAGGCATATCTTGGCCCCTACTGCCAAGGCGGCTCCGGCAACTACCAAGTTCCTTTGGTGAGAGGCTGATATGTCCCAGATCGACTCCACTTTTGCTGGAATTCCCGCCCCAATTCTGGCCAAGTGGGGCCACGACATCACCTACTTAAAAACCAGCAAATCTCGCACCTACAACCCAACAACTGGTGCTGTATCTGGGTATGACACGCCGGTCACTGTCAAAGCCGTCATCAGCCGTGTCAATCCCCGCGAATATGAAGGTTTGTATCAAGCCACCGATATCAAGGTAATCATGGGCACCGAAGAACTCGGCAGCTACTACCCCAGCGAGCTGGATCGCCTCCAGTATCAGCAGGATGGAACAACCCGCGAGGCCAAGATCATCAGCGTCACCAGCTATCGCGGCGAAACCCCTATCCTCCACACCGTCATTGCGAGGCCCCAGTAATGGCAGTACGCGACCTGAAGTATCTAATAACTGACGTAAAAGTTGCTACTGCAGAGGCAGCACAAAAAGCCAGCGTTAACATTATGAACAGTCTTGCTCAACGCGGACCTGCGTGGACCGGCAAACTTTCATCTGCTTGGTATGCCATTCCTGAAGGTGGAAGTACGGGAGGTCCAAGAGGAGAAGGATCTATTTATTCTTACAAATTAAATGATGTTCCGGTTACCAAGTTTCGTAATGGCGTCCTATACACAATTCAAAATAGTATGTATTACGCTGATCAGGCACTGGACTTTGTATCATTTGATCCAACTACTAAATTACCACCTAAAACTGTAAAATCCGAAATTACTTATGGCACCAGGCCAGTATCGGGGGCTCGTGGTGAACTGGATAATATTGGTCAAGACAAGAATAACCGGCGTACAGCACCTCTTGATTGGTACCCGACCTACGTTAGCGGTGGGGGATTGCAAAAAGACCTACGCTTTAGTGTCAGCAATGCATTTAAGGTTTTCAAACCTAAAGGTTTCGCATGAACTACCAAGCCATCCGCGCCGCAGTCGAAAATCCGCTACTGACGGCCTTTGGTGCCTTGGTGCCTGCGGTACCCGTTTACTTTGACAACATCACGGCTGCACCACCCAATGCAACCACCGAGTACGTTCGCGTCAACGTTACTTTTGGTTTGACCAACGATCCTACGCTCACAAGCAGTGTGGACAATGCTCGTGGCGCCATCATCATCCGTATTTTTACGGAAAAAGGTAAAGGCCCAGCCCGCAACCAAACCCTACTAACCACAGCCGTCAATGTATTGGAAAATCTCAGTAGTTCGGCTAAGAGCGGAACTGGCGTATTTTTTCGATGCGGATCACTCAACGGACCTACATTTTCAGCAACAGAAGATGCGCCCCTCTTCATGGGCCGGATGGATACATCCTTCACTGCCACGGTTTTAACTTAGGTTAGATACGCGCTAACCTATTAGAAGCCGGGCAGTGCCCGCCCCACTGCTCATCCTGTTAGGAACATTCCCATGGCCACTACTGTTCTGACCGGCACGTCCGGCGCCCTCTACTACAAGCCCGCTGGCACCACCGCCAGTTTTGCTCCTGCTGATGTCACCGTTGCCGGTGCCCTCCTCAACGTCGGTTCCTACTTCAACTTCAAAGTTGGCGATCCCGTCAAATTCCGCGTCGTCAACCAAGCCGGTGGCACCCCCGCTGGCACCCTGCCTGCTGGTATCACCGCTGGCACCCTGTACTACGTGATCGGGTACGTTGCAGCTACTGGTGTGCTGACCGTTTCCGCCACCCTCGGTGGCTCGGTCATCACGATCACCACCCAAGGTACGGCAGTTAGCCCCAACAAATTCGAGGCCTACTACTCGGATTTTGCTGTGGTGGGCCAAGTCCGCGACTGGACCTTTGACATCACCCGCGCTGAAATCGACGTCACCACCATTGGTCAGACCCCCGGTCAGTACGTCCCTTTCAAAAACTACGTTGCCGGTTTCGGTGATGGTACCGGCTCTTGCACCGTGTACATGGCTGATGACGACTTTGCTTTTGCTAACCGCATGATCGAAGACGTGCTCCAGCGCCAACAGGGTGGTGCAGCCTTCAAGCTGTACACCAACCGCATCATCAGCAGCGGCACCACGGTTGACGAAACCAAGAGCCGCTCGATTGCGATGGACGCCATCCTGACCAACGCCTCGATGACCATCGACCCCGACAACGCTCAAACCGTTTCGATCAGCTTCCGCCCCGCATCCACCCCCACCTTCGACTTCCTGACCACTGCCTGATAATCAGACAGTCGGGAACCGAGCCCCAGCCTCACCGCTGGGGCTTTTTTATGACTACTGCGCTACAGTAAAACAACACACCCGACACGTGTATGCCCGCCTCAATTCCAGTTCGCGCAATCGACCGCCTGCGCAAAGCCGCCAATCTCGAACCCAGCAAAAAGCTGGTGGAGCTAAGCGACGGCAGCCAATTTGAAATGTGGGTGGCACCCTTGACGATGGCTGAGCGTGAACGCGCCCAGAAAAACGCCAAGTCTGATGATGCCAATGCGTTTGCCTTGCAGCTTCTGATCCAGAAAGCCTGCGACGAAAACGGCACCAAACTATTCAGCACTGGCGAAATCGACGTCCTGAAAAACGAAGTCAAGGACAAGGATCTCCAGTCTCTGATGCTGGCAATCCTGACCGACGATTCCGAGCCCATCGACCCAAAATCCTAAGCGCCGAACTGCGGAAAGACAGTTGGCTCATGCTCCAATTTGGCGTTGCCAAGGAGCTGGGCCTAACTCTTTCCGCAGTCCGGTCCACAATGACAGCCGAAGAACTCCTCGGCTGGAGCGCCTATTTCGTGATCCTTAACGAGGACCAGGAAAAGGCAATGCAGGATGCTAGACACCGCCGCTAACCACGGCGGCTTTTTATTGCGTAGACTGTTGGAACGCAAGCTACATGGTCGATGGCTGATTACGACGCCAAGATAAGAGTCAGTGCCGACACCAAACAGGCTGAATCCCAACTCAAGCAGCTACAAGACAAACTAAATAGCCTTTCACGTGCAGCCGGCACTATAAACACAGGTTCCGTAGAAGCTGGAATTAGGGGTATTGGAAATGTAGCTCAAAATGTCGGCACTGAAGTTAGAAATATATTTTCTAGGGGTTTATTTGCGGGAGCAGTACTTGGTGCAGGCCAGCTTGGCACATCTATTTCTGCGGCGTCATCAAATTTAGGACCATTTACAGGAGCAGTCAAAGCAGCTGGTGCAGCATTCAGTTCTTCTTTAGGTGGCGCTCCAGCTCTTATTGGAGACATACTAAATCAGATAGGTCAAGTACCTAATGCAATGGGTTTAGCAGCAGTTGCTGCTATGGCATTTGCACCACAAATACTAAAAGCAAGTTCTGCGGCAGTAGGACTTGGAGCAGCTATTGACACTGCCGTAGGAAAACAGGCAACGCAAGCTATTGCCAATGCTGTTTCAAAACTTACAGGTCTAAAAACAGAAGTTAATGCTACAAAAACAGCATTTGAAAATCTTATTGAAGGATCAACATTAAATCAACTAAACAAGCAACTTCAAGATGCTACGTATCAAGCAGGTGAATACCATTCTACTACAGTAGAAGCTGTTACAGCTGCAAATCAACTTGCTGCTGTTCTTAAAGTTCAGCGAGCAGAACAACAAGTTATTACTGATCTAGCCCGTGAGGCACAAGGTCTGCGTCCTCAATCCGTAGAAAATCGGGCTACTAATACTTACAACGTAACTCAACGTGGTAAAGAAAACGAACGCATCAGACGTAATGAAATGGCCGCTGTTGAGCAGTCAATAGCCAGCATTTCACAACAACCTACAGATTTTACACGCGCCCTCGGTTTGGACGTAGCAGATGACAAGTTACGTCGATTTAATGCCGAAATGGATAAGGTGCAAGAAGCTCTCGGTCGTATAGAAAACAGCGGAGCCCGCAATCCTTTTGGCATAACAGCACAACAAATTGAAATTGCAGATTATAACGCCAAAAAGTTTGCTAGCGATATTGATCTGGTAAATACACAACTAAACGAACTGGTGCAGGTTCACCGAGCGCTAGGGCGCATGGAAGGTAAACCGCAAAATATTTTTGGTATTGAGCTAGATCAAGTAGAAGAAGTATATAACATGCGCGTCAAAGAAGAAGCCGCATACGAAGATTTAAGACTGGATACTATTCGGCGTTCTATTGATGCTGAACTAGACGGCATTGACGTTGTTTTCAATGCCAGAAAAAAAACCAATATGGCAGCCCTAAAGGATTTTGACAAGCGTCTTCAGGGAAGAGAAGAAACTAAAAAGGGACGTCAAAGAACAGTTGAGAATGTAGCCCTTGGAGCAGGTTTCCCACTTCTGTTTGGGGGAGGAGCTGGCGCTGTACTGGGTGGCGCAGCAGGCGGCCTGTACCAAGGCAACCCAATGATGTCCGTGGTTACAAGCGCCATCGGCACATTGGTCGATCAGTTTGTTGCTGGTGTACTCACTATGGGTGCCAGTGTAAATGATCTAATAGGTAATTTTGAAGCGCTTAAAACTGCAATGGTATTTACTAATAAAGAACAAGAGTATCAAATTAAACTACTAATTGATTCTGGACGGGTACAAGAAGCTGCAAATCAAGTTCAAGAACGCCTTATAGACATTATAGGTTCTAGTGGACTACAAGCTTTATCAGAAGCTGGCAAAGCGTCCGATGAGTTAAGTCGCACGTGGGCTGAATTTAGCTTGCAGATGCAAGCATTTGTGGCTGGTCCACTAGCTGCATTTATAAAAGAAATAAGCAAAACGCTAGGTAATATCAATCAACAAAATAAACAAGCTCAAACTTTTCAGGATGTTACTACACTATATAGACAATTAAATAAAGAAGGAAAAACAAAACAGGCTGAACAATTTGCAACCAATGTTCAAAAAGCACGCACTGCTTCAGCATCAGAATTTATGGCAGATCCTGTCGTTCTAACGGATAATGTACGTAAACAGATAGATATATACAAACAATTTTTAAAAAATAAAGGAAAAGAAAATGCACAACTTACACAACAAGATATTGATAATGTACTTAAAAAGAATCAAGAGTTGTATGTAACTCTTGCTGAGGCAGAACGTGCCCAGCAGGATACTAAACGTCAAAATGCTGAGCAGTATTTTGATCTTGTTTTGTCCCTTCAGCGCCAGCAAGCAGATCTTAATCAGCAGTATGAGCGTCGGGCGCAAGATATGCGGATTGCAAACCAGCAAAAACAGCTGGATCTTGTTAAAGAAAAAGGCAATTTAGAAATTCAACAAGCTCAAAACCAAGCAACACGCACTCAGATTGCACTGGGCGGTGGTACGGGGCTTACCGCAGAGATCACAGCTGCATTAGATAAGTACAGCATTGAAGTAAAACGTATTAACGGTGAGGCTGCAAATGCTCAAGAGCAAGCAAAACTGGATCTTATCCGGTTAGACATAGATAATGAACGTTTTAAACTGGACAACGCTAAAACTATTGCGCGTACAAATTACGACAACCAAGTAAAAATTCAACGTATCAACGATCAAATCGCACGTCAAAATGCAGAGCTTAACCGTAAAAACTATGAACAAACAATTCAAACTGCTGCTATCGAACTATCAAATATAAGGGCCGGAGCACAAGCAGAAATTGCTACTGCTAAAGCTAATTTAACTTTGTCAAACGTAACCAAAGATCAACTTGCATTCTGGCAAACTATTATTGATGGTTTTAGTAAAGTTGTTACAGAAACAGAAACCGCTAAAACTCAAATTGCACAAGGCTACATTAAACCAAGTTCTTTACCTAGTATGGCAGCTGCTCCGGCTTTGGCGCAACCTTCTACAGCTGGTATTGACGCCCAAACTAAAGCAGCTAAAAAATTAACCGAACAATTTAATGCTCTTGCGCAAGCTCGCAAAAAAGTAAATACAGAAGAAGCTGCCCTGGCGCTTACCCAGACAGTGCTTCAATCCGTAACACAATTTGAAGCACAAACTAAAGCTATTAACGATGAAATTGCAGTGCGTAAATTACGCAATCGTTTAGCTTTAGAAGGTGTAGCGCCTGAAATTATCGAAGGAGAAATCCGTGTATTTGAACTCACTCGTCAAATAACCGAAACAACAAAAGCTCTTGATGGGGCACTGGAAAAACTACTACCCGCAAAACTTCAAAATACAAACGAGTCGTATGCTGCAGCTGTTGCATACTTAGCAGAACTTGAAGTTCTTGGACAACTTACTCCTGCACAAGAAGAATTACGTAAAAAACTACAAGAAATTTTGGATTTGCGTAAAGCACTCCAGGACGCAACTCCTGGAGCTGTACAAGATGCAAAAGGGGCAGCAGCTAAGCAAGTTCAAACTCCAGTTGAAAAAATTGAAGGTCGTATTGGTGAGCTTAAAAAAGAACTTGCCGAACTTACTAATCTTGGTAATATTGCTATTAGTGTTGCGGATGGCATCGGCAACGCATTTGGTAATGCTTTCAAAGGTCTGATTGACGGCAGCATGACTGCCCGCGAAGCACTGAGCAGCTTCTTCAAGGACGTGGCCAGTATGTTCCTGGATATGGCCGCTCAGATCATCGCCAAGCAGATGACCATGATCATTCTGCAAACTATCCTCAAAGCACTTGGCGCTGTTACTGGTGGAGGTGGAAAAATTTCAGACTTAAACGCGCCAGCAAGTATAAATAATCCCCTAGGAAATCTCGGAAATGTAGGTGGTGCGTACGCCAAAGGTGGAGTATTTGGTAACGGGATATCCAAATTTGCATCTGGTGGAATCGTTGGATCACCCACGTTGTTCAAATTTGCCAACGGCGGCACCACGCAAACAGGTCTGATGGGCGAGGCTGGTCCAGAGGCCATCATGCCCCTATCGCGTGGCGCTGGCGGCAAGCTTGGCGTCAACGCTTCTGGCCTCCGCGAGGCAATGGGTGGCGCACCAGGCATGGGCGGTTCACCAGTGCTTAATATGAGTTTTGAAACAACTCGCTTTGGCGATACGGATTACGTCAGCCGCGATCAACTTGAGGCTGCCATGGCCCAAACCCGCCGCGACGCATCACGCGATGGTGCCAAGCGTGGAATGAGCATGACGCTGGATCGCCTGCAACAATCACCGCAAACCCGTAGCCGCGTGGGCCTCCGCTAATGGCAACCTTCCCCGCCTACGCCCCAACCAAACGCCAATTCAACCCTGGCACCTACCCACAAAAGAGCTACCGCTCACTGGCTGGTGTTGTGGTCAAGCGTACCTTTGGCAATAGGCCAACTGGCGCCACGCTGAACCTGGACTTTGAGAACATTGCAGATGACAAGGTTGTAGCAATTCTTAATCACTACCGCAGCCAAACTGCCGTCAACCAACGCTTCAAGGTAACGGCCACAACAATGGCGGGCCTCAACAGCAACCTGACCGCTTTAGCGGATGGATCCGTCGATAACTTGCGGTGGGAATACAGCCAACCACCGGCTGTGGAATCCATCCGCCCTGGTGTATCTCGCGTCCAGGTCCAGCTGCTTGGTGAGATCCGCGACCCAGGATCTGACGACTGATGACGCTCGACATTCGGATCTGCCAATTTTTCCAGCTGACAACAGCTGCTGGTGTCAACCACCGGTATCAGAACTACTTTGCCTACGAAACCATTACCTACGGCGGCAAAAACTACAGTTATGCCCCGTTTCGAGCTGAAGGTTCCATGGCCTCCCTCAACGGCGAAAACACAGTCCTGCAGGTGCTGTTCCCCAACATTGACTTTGTACTGCAGCTGCTCAATCAAGGTGACGGCAACCGGTTAAGCACCCTGGTCCTAACCACCCAATGGCTTACCCGAGACAACGCCTACACCCGTAACGTCCAAACCGAGTACTACATCGGCACTGGCGCATCCCTTAGCGACACCACGGTGGAACTACGATTCCGCTCAGCTATTGATAGCGTGGTGTCCAATTTTCCTGGTCGTACACTTACCCAAGCACTGGTAGGTCCATTACCATTGGATTCGCAGCTGTATCTCCAATGAATCTGAACGATTTGATTGGGCTGAAGTATGGCTGGAACCATGCACCTGGAGACGGTAGCGGCAAGACCGACTGCTTCCAGTTGGCCTGTGAAGTACGCCGCCGCCTGGGCATGTCCGACTACAGCGAGCGGTTTGCCTGGGTCTACACAGAATTTGTAGATGAGCAGTTCAACCGGGCCAAGATTGCTCGCTGGTTGCTCCAGTGCGGTGAGCGTTTAAAGGTTCCAGTCCCTGGAGCGGTGCGTTTACTACCCCTCGAAAAAGGAGCAGCACTGGCCACGTATCTGAGTGACGGCACGACCATATTTCTAGGCCCTAGCGGAAAGGTAATCCGCGCACTAATTTTGGACAGCCTTGGTTACTGTTTTTGGATGCACCCATGACTCGCAAACTGCTTCCTTACGAATACGATCTGATCGAGACACTGGGCGTTACAAAAGAAGAGTACCTTGAATTTTTAGCTGTTCAGCAAACCTACACAGACGTTAAAGAAGGTACTGTTTTAGACATTAGAAATGAGCCTGGAACGATTGTTGCCATTGTGTTGGCTGTCATTGGCTTGTTGGCGCAAGTTGCGTCCATCTTGCTTGCACCAAAACCTAGGCTTCCATCGTCGGAAGCGTTTGGTCAGCGCCAAACTCGCGACCAACGTTTCTCCCCTCGGTTCGGCTTTAACAGCCAACAGGAACTGGCCAAGTACGGCGACCCCATCAACCTCGTCTACACCGACACAACTACCAATCCCAACGGCGGTGTCCGGCTGGCAGCCTCGCTGATCTGGTCAGCTGTTCGCAGTTACGGCTCCACCCAGTTTGTGCAGATGCTCATGGTGCTTGGAGCTGGCGGTATCCGCTCGATCAACACCAGCAAAAGTGCTTTTGGCCAGACAGCACTGTCGGACATCACAGCAGAAAACAAGTGGCTGTACTTCCGCCCCAACGGCACTGGAGCATTGCAATGGGCTGACATCACGGGTGCCCAGTCTGTTGACGATCCAACGCTCTACGGCACGGCCACCAACAACCCCTACCGCATCCAGACCACCTCTGAAAATGTGCGGAGCGACGGTTTTAGCCAAGCCTATTCACCAGCCACGCAGAACAGCATTGGCATCTACGGCGTTGTGCCCGTCAACGTTGAGGTGTACCAACGCAATGAAGCTGGAGACAAGGAAGCCGCCCCCCTGGGCATCTACTCCACCTGGGACTGGACATCCACCCAATCTGTCGGTGCTGGTTTTGAATTCACTATCACCATCCAAGCCACCAATACCGAGGTCAACGACGTCAATACCCAGGCACAAGAAACGCGCCGCGCACTTGCTAGCACCTTTGACGACAGCGGCCTATTCAAACTGGGATCAGCAAAATTCCGCGTTAAGTCCATCAACGTTGGGTCGCCAGATGAAAAAGACATGATCGTAAAACTTGTGTGCATTGAGAGCGGAAACGCTCCAGTTCTTGAGTACGCAAGCCAAACTATCGAAAGTGATAGCACACGATTCAAAAATTCTGTCCTAGACAGTGCTGAGTACAAAGGCGCAACTGCTTTAGTAAATGCTGCATACAATGCGGACCAACGCACACGCACTACGCCAGGGGTAAGCGGAAGAGGTGGCTCACGTTTTACTCCTACTGTAACCACAAAGTATTCAATAGACGAAGTAATGAGCGGCGACGGAGTATATAGCGCAAGATACACACAGACTACAGGAAGAGGAAGAGGAAGAGGTGGTTCGTATTCCGTATTTAACGGCTATGGCAAAGATCGCAATTTTACTCCCGACGAGCAAGCTGCGTACACAACTCTCAAACGACTTGATGGTTTAATTTCTACCTACGAGGCCAACGACTACTTCTATACCAAAGCCCTAACTCGCTTTGAGGAGGCGTCGTACCAAACCTTACAGCCTTGTCATATTGTCGATCTTGCAATCAAGAGCAACGTATCCAAACAACTCTCGGGCCGCCAAGAGCGGTATGGCTCACAAAATAGAGGCGGTTACCCAGCCAGCGACAACGGATTCAAAAACCGCACCAGTCTGTTTCTGCTCCAATACAAAATTGCTGGCGGATCCTTTGTCTATGCCCCTGGATTTTTTGCGATCAGTAGAACAAACAACATTGAAAACTTCAATTACATCAAATTCAACAGTGGTAAGACAGCTGTTGCAGATGCCAAGTTCTGGCAGTTCAAGCTGGAACCCGTAGCAGACCCCCAGTCCGAACTAGCCAAGCACCCAGAACTGCGCGGCTCCAATGGGCAAGTGGCTTACTTGTACGTGGAAAACTCTGGCGCTGCCGTCACCCAGCCTCTGCTTGATGGTGCGTCTGTTCAATTCACAGGTCGCCTGATCAACAGTGCCAGCGGCTTACCCCCACTCAACGAAAACCCCAGTGGCTTGAACGAGTGGGACTTGTTCAACCTTGACTCGGACAACCAACTGCAATTCTCGTTTGACAACGGCCCCGAAATGTCGTTGACCTGCGTGACAGAGCAACTGTTACAACCGTTTACCGATTATCCCCAGCTCTATAACGACCTCAACTTGGTTGGGTTCAATGTCTTTTCAGGCCGTAACCTGCAGGACCTCAGGAGCTTTACCGCCTTTGTCTCCCAGGGCAGAGATGTTCGCCGCCTCCGCACCAGTGGCGTAGATGAGAACAACACGCCTTGGGGCCAAGCTAACTACAACTACATACCCAATGCTGCAAACGGGGCAACTTGCTACGCGCCTGACATCTTTTTGGACTCCGTATTGGATCCTGACGACGGCATCGGGAAGTACGCCGTCATCGACGGCATCAACGTGGAGCAGCTGGCCCGCACCAAAAAGTTCTGCGAGGTCAACAAGCTGTTCATGGATGGCGTCATTGCCGATCCCAGTAGCTGGCGCGAGTTCTGGGTGCAGGCAGCACCGTTCAGTTTGCTGGAGTTTGCCCGCATCGGTGGCCGAGAAACGCTGGTGCCTGCCGTTCCCTACAACCCCAACACCGGGGAACTGCAACGACAGATCAGCATTACGGCCCTGTTCAACCAAGGCAACATCCTTGAAGACAGCTACAAAGAAGAGTATCTGGACTACGGCTCCAACGTCCAAGATCTGATTGCCTCGGTCATCTACCGCGACACTGACATCAACGGTACGTTTGCTCGCAACCGCACTCTCGAAGTCAAGCTGAAAGACGCCTCGGACAACGACGCAATCCGCCAGACGTTCGACCTGTCTCAGTTCGTGACCACAGCGAGACAAGCAATCCTGTACGCCAAGTTGCTGTGTAACCTGCGCCGCCACGTTCGCCGCGCCATCGAGTTCCGCACCTTCCCGACCCAGGACCCCATCGCACCAGGGGCATTCATCTACTTGGACATTGGTCAGAATGCTTGGAACGGCATCCGCACAGGCGTCGTTGGTCCTGGCGGCAGCTTGAACGTTCCGCTGGACAACAATCTGCCAAACGGCACGTACAAGTTTCTGTTGTACCGCAGCGGTAACGGCGTCGTAAGCCTCGAAACCACCGTGGCCGGAAATACCGCCAACGCTTTGTCCGCCTATGACGGCTGGTTGTTTGTACTCGGCACCCAGGTCAACTCCAAGCGCATCTTCAGGGTGAGCGAGGTGCAGATGGATGAGGAGGGCGAGATCACCGTGCGAGCTAGCGAGTATCCCTGTGACAGCAGCGACAATTCACTAATTGCTGATTTCAGCGACGCTTTATTTACTGTGACAGGGGCGCTAAGCTAAAGCAAAGTTAGGTCCCACAAATGGCGTTTTACACAGGTCGCACTGGCGCCTTATACCTCACAAGTGTTGGCACTGGAGGGGTTACGCCTGTCGCCACCGAAGCAGCTCTAAAATTGCGCGACTGGTCCCTCGACACCACGCTTGAACTACTTGAAACAACCACCGTTGATACTGCTGTAAAGAGTTACACCCCCGGTGCGTCTAGCGCAACAGGTAGCGCCACACTGATGTACTACAGGCGTGAAGGCACTACCAACACTGAACCAGGCACCCAATTTGATCAATTTCTGTCCCGTGTAATGAAAAGTACAACAGCTGGCGTTACTGAAGCAGATCGGGTAGGTATGATTTTGCGTGTTGGCGATACAGTCGGTAGCGGTGGTGACATTAAAGATGACATCGCCTTTAATGCTTACATCACCAGTGCTGGACTCCGCGTCAGCACTGGCGAACTGAGTTCTGTGGCAATTCAGTTCACAGTGGACGGGCCCTTCCGTGAATTGATTGACGCATGACCTACTTTTTAGGTCAGTACGGAAAAATCAAACTGCGTCGTAAAGCAGCTGAAACCTTTACGTCGGAGGTATCACCTGCTGACATCAACACAGTTCTTAATCGGTTTGGTTTTGATGGATCACTAGATAATCTGCTTTCAGGTGACCAAGTAGTCATCAGTACCAGCGACGCACGGGGACTGGACTTTTTACCGTCTTCAACGTGGCCTGATGGAGGTGGAGCAACGCTCAACCAAGTCGTTGCTTACGTCAGTATCAATGCCATCGGAGGTATCCGCTTATTTAGTACATTTACTGATGCAATTAATAATGATAGAACTGCCGAATACCCCCTAGAAGCTTTCACCGGAGCATCAATCGCTATTGATGTGCAGATTTACGGATCAGTGGAACGTATTTTAGGCGATGTAACCGGGTATAATTTTAATACAGACCGTGAAACACTTGATACAACTACGATGTCTGATCGCTTTAAGCGGATGTACTCAGCTGGATTAATTAGTGGTGCGGGATCTATTGACTGTCTTTTTAGTGTAAGCAATAGCGGATTAGTTGAAAACTCATTACTGATGTTACAACTTATTAACCGTACAGATATTGGCAGCGAATTTCAGTGTTATTTGCAAATTACAGATGGTGACGTGTACGCTACTACGCCAGATATTTACTATGAATTTTCAGCTACAATAACAAAAACTGGTATTGAAGTTCGATCTGATCAGGCCATTAGTTGCGCCATTGATTTTGTAACCACGGGCGAGATCAGACTTTTGATTGGTGAACCGTCTGGTTACATCCTTAAAGAAGACACAGATCGCTTGCGGCTGCAGCAAAATCTTGACTTCCTGCTGACAGAGGTCACAGACTAGACTGGCAGTAACAATGTTGTCTCGCGGAGTTTAACGGGTGGCTGACCAAAGAATCACACAGCTGACCCAGCTCAGCGAGGTCAACGTAGCAGCCACCGACGTGCTGCCCATTGTTGACATCAGCGCGAGCGAAACCAAAAAAGTCACAGCCAAGGACTTGTTTGAAGCTGGAGCAGCTCTAGCGGACAGCGCCAGCATTGATATTGGCAAACTCAACCAGTCGAGCACCACCAAACTCGGCACCGTTGCTCTGGCAGATGATGCCATCACAGCGGCCAAGCTGGCCAACGATTCCAGCATCAACTACGGCACAACCGAGCCAACCACCGACAACTTCGAGGGTCGTGGTCACGTCAGCAGCAGCACCAAATACCTCAAGGTCTACGACGGCAGTGTCTATCAGCAAGTCGTTGCCCCCACTACTGGCATCGAGGATCTCGCTGTAACCACCGGCAAACTGGCTGCCAACGCCGTCACCACTGCCAAGGTTGACGCCGCTGGCCTCGGCACTGCTGCAATTGCCAACCTGGCTATTACCGCACCAAAAATTGCCGACGCCACAATCACCTCAGCCAAGTTTGTGCCTGGTGCAGTTGATAACGCCGCCATTGGCACCTCGGCAGTCAATACAGATGAACTCGCTGACAATGCAGTTACTTACGCCAAGATTCAAAACGTCAGTGCTACCGATACCCTGTTAGGTCGATCCAGTGCGGGTGGTGGCGTAATTGAGGAAATTACGCTTACTGCCGCAGGTCGCGCCCTACTTGATGATGCAAACGCAGCATCCCAACGCACCACCCTCGGTCTCGGTACCCTTGCTACGCAAAGCGGTACGTTTTCTGGTACGCACTCCGGTACGACTAGCGGCACCAATACCGGCGATCAAGTCATCACTCTCACGGGTGACGTAACAGGTTCTGGCACTGGATCGTTTGCCGCCAGCATCGCAACCGATGCAGTCACCACCGCCAAGATTGCCACGGGTGCCGTCACCACCGACGAACTGGGTGCCGCATCTGTCACAGCAGCCAAACTGGCCGCCAACTCCAGCACCGTTGTTTCCGGCAATGCTCCCACCGGCGTTGGTGCATTTGTTGGTCAGCAGTGGGTCAATACAAACACCGGGCTTGCCTACAGCTGGACAGGCAGTGTTTGGGCACAGCAAGCCGGCGTCCAAAGCTTTGCCTTTTCAGATTCCACGCCGCTGACATTTTCAGCATCGGTTACAGCGGATGGTCTAGCCACAGTCACCACTGGCCTCGACACGCAAACTGCTGCGACAGTTTTTGCTGGTCCTACGACTGGTTCTGCCGCAACTCCAACCTTCCGAGCACTGGCTGGCACAGACCTACCTGTAGCCACTTCAGTTGCAAACGGCGTCGTGCGTCCCGGTACGGGACTTACCGTGCTGGGCACTGGCGTTCTCAACCACAGCAACACTGCCACACCCGGCACCTACACCAAAATCACCATTGATGCCCAGGGACACGTCAGTGCCGCATCAAACTTGATAGCTGCCGACATTCCCAACATTGACGCCAGCAAAATCACAACCGGTGCTTTTACCGGAGATTTCCTTGCTCCGAATAGCGTTTCAGCCACGCAACTCGCTGACTACGGCATTGCACAAGTCAGTGAGACGGCTCCAATTCCTGAATTTGCGGGTCAGTGGTGGGTCAATCCATCTGATCGGTCTGCCTACATATGGATTGGTGTAGTTTCTCCAGTACCTAATGGTTACTGGCTGCTTGTCGGCTACGGCTCACCAACGCAACTTAATCTTCGTTTCGGTGGAACGTACAACGCAACAACAAATCTTGTTGTATCGCTTAACCGGTATGGCACCGAGGCCGGTTTGGTAATTGGTCAAGCGTTAGCAGCACCAAACCCACAAAACAACGGTGTCTACTTAATTGTCACCACAGGAGGTACTGGTACAACACCAGCTCCCACAACATCTCTGGCAGCTGGCGACTGGGTTCTAAGTCAAGGCACAGGCCCTAACTGGACAAAAGTTGGCGTTGTATCAGGCGCCACAGGTACTTTCAATGACTACGACGTCCTGTCAGATGGCACGTACTTTACGCCGGACATGCCCGGCGTTACAGATGTACGAGATGCCCTGGTGCTGTTGTGGGGGCGTGCCCAAATTTCTAGTACATCGCAATTAGGTGTGGTTCTGGAATCCAGCGAGGTTTTAGTTGACAACTCGACCGGAGAAATGAGCATCGGTATCGTTGATGATGGTACCTACTAGACTGGACCAATAACCCCGTCCATCTGGAGCTAAGGGAATGCCTGCAACGCATAAGAGTCTGCGTTCTGGAACGGCAAACAAACGTCCAACGACTGCGATTGCCGAAGGTCAGATTGCACTGAACACCAACGTAGCCTCGCCAGGGCTGTACTTCAAAGATTCCACAGGCGCTTCAATCATCAAGATCGGCCCCGTGCATGTGGGCACAACGGCACCCAATGTTTCGCCGGCTGGTTCCTCTGGCAACAGCACGGGTGAAGCTTGGCTCGATACCAGCCTGACACCCAACGGCTGGAAAGTTTGGACTGGTTCTGCATGGACCAATGCAACTCCAATCGGTAGTGACACCGTTCAAGGTTTGCTGGAACTGGCCACCAACGCTGAAACCCAAGCTGGTAGTGACACGGCTCGCGCTGTTACGCCTGCTGGTCTGCAGAGCAAAGTAAGCGACAGCATCAGTACCACCAGCTCGACCACCATTGCATCGAGCACGGCAGTCAAGTCTGCCTATGACTTGGCCAATGCCGCCCTAGCCAAATCCGGTGGCACAGTTACAGGCAACCTTGAGATTGGTGCTACGGGTAGTTTGAGCTTTGAGGGCTCCACTGCTGATGCCTTTGAAACAACAATCGCTGTTGTCGATCCAACAGCAGACCGCACAATCACTGTGCCCAACGTCACGGGCACTATCGTTACAACCGGCGACACCGGCAGCGTTACCAGCACGATGCTGGCGGATGGCACCATCCTTGACGCGGACATCAACGCCGCAGCAGCCATTGCCGGTACAAAAATCAACCCTGATTTCGGCGGTCAAACAATTAAAACAACAGGGATTGTTAGCAACGCACTAGGCACTGCTGCTGCTCCTAGCATTACATTTACTAGCGACACTAACACCGGCCTATACAGCCCTGGTGCAGATCAGATTGCAATTGTTAAAGGCGGTACGGAAAGCCTAAGGTTTTCAGATACTGGCGCTCTCGGAATTTCTGGCACGAACTACGGAACCGCTAACCAAGTTATTAAATCTCAGGGATCAGGCGCAGCCCCAATCTGGGGAAACGCTGTTGACTATCAAGAATTCACAAGCAGTGGTACGTGGACTAAGCCGACAGGCGTAACTGGTATTTATGTTGAAATTGTTGGTGGCGGTGCTGGTGGTGGTAGTGGTGGAAGAACCGCTACAACCAGTTCGAGGTCTGGCGGAGGCGGAGGCGCAGGAGGTACATATTTAAACCGGCGGTTAAAAGCATCCGATGTTGCTGCAACTATCACCGTAACTGTTGGTGCCGGTGGTGCCGGTGGTGCAGCGCAAACCTCTGATACCACTACAGGCAATGCTGGAGTTGCTGGCGGAGAGTCTTCTTTTGGGACTTTTTTACAATCAGGCTCTGCAGGCGCGGGAGGAGGTGGACGTATTGATAGTACTGCTAGCAACCGTGGAGTAGTCTCATCCCGCTCTCCGGGTCCTTCTGTTTCTGCTGGATCTGGAATTTCTCCTGGTTTTATTTCAGCAGGGATAACCTTATGTGGTGGCGGTGGTGGCGGTGGCGGCGCAAGCGTAGGAGCAAACGTAACAACAACTACTGCCGGTACCAGCGGAGGAGTTGTTACCACGTTGGCCTCTTCAATGACTGGTGCAGCAGCAGGTGCAGCGGGTACAGCAGGTGAGGGCGGTGGTGGAGGCGGTGGTAGTTACGTTACCGCTACCACTGGAATGACTGGAGGAGCTGGGGGCTTCCCAGGCGGTGGCGGTGGCGGCGGTGCGGTTTCAGATAACGGGTATAATTCAGGCGCAGGAGCCGCCGGCGCCTCCGGTGTCGTTCGTGTCTGGAGCTGGTAATCATGATGTACGCAATTTTTAACGCTAAGGGCGTTTGCATTAACCGTATTCTTTGGGACGGTAAAAGTAACTGGCAACCGCCCGAGGGTCACACAGCAGTACCAGATCCAGACAACTTGTACCCGGTGTATCAAAAACCAGTACCTGTTACTGCTGAAACACTGGAGCAAAAACTACAAAACATTGGTTTAACTGTCAACGACTTAAAAACATTGCTGGGCACCACGTAGTAAGAAATCACTATGGCAGTTCGTGCAAAGGCTGGCGCATCACACATCACCCACCAGCCCGGTCGGCCAAAGCTGACCAACCAAGGCCAAGGCAAACGATCACGCCCCAGCCATGGCCGCAAAAAGCGCCGTGGCCAAGGCAAAGGCTAGACTGTCACCATGGCAGTAGCACCCGGCACATACAACATCAGCCTGCAACGCCGGGCGGATTACAGCGTCACGCTCCAGTTCAAAGACAGCACTGGCACTGCAATCAACCTAACCGGCTGGACAGCCGCAGCTCAAGCTTGGAACCAGACTCGCACCACAAAATACGCCGATTTCACGGTCACATACACCAACCGCAGCACGGGCACCATCACCATTGCATTGACCAGTGTCCAAGCGGCAACACTACCTGATGAGGCGTATTACGACGTGCTGCTCACAAACCCCAGCGGTCTTAAAGAGTATTACCTTGAAGGCATTATTTATGTATCAGAAGGTTACACAGGATGACAACCGTAAACGTCACCACAACGACCAACACGGTTGACGTAACAACTGAGACTGGAACCGTTATTGTTCAAGTTCCAGTCACTTCCACAGTTACCGCAATCACAGCTGGTCCACAAGGCCCGCAAGGCGTAGCCGGAGCTGGATTTGATTTTGTACAGGCCAGTTCATCTGCAACCTGGACTATTAACCATAACTTGGGATTTAAGCCAGGTGTTGACGTGTACGACAGCGGTAGTCAGCAGATCCAGGCTGAGGTTTCGCATACCAGCGTCAACCAAACAGTTATCCTATTAACAGTATCCACTGCCGGTTTTGCGCGGTTGACCTGACATGCCCAAGAAGATTTTTACAGACTTCGACTTTCAGTCAGTCTCCAAAGTTATCAACCTGCCAACCCCGTCAGCTAGCGGCGACGGTGTGCCGAAGTCCTACGTTGACAGCTTGGTCGAGGGCCTGGCGTGGAAAGACTCCTGCCGCGTTGCCACGCAGTCAAACCTAAACCTGGCCAGCCCTGGCGCCACGATTGATGGCATCACGATGGCCAGTCAAGACCGGGTGCTGGTACGTGCGCAATCCACGGCATCCGAAAACGGCATCTACGTCTGGAATGGCGCCGCTGTAGCAGCTACCAGGGCGCTGGATGCGAGCACATTCCCCGAGCTTGAGCAGGCCGTCACAACCGTTGAAGAAGGCACTAGTGCTGCGACGACGTACCGCCAAGACCAGATCAACGGCACGATTGGCAGCAGCTCGATTAGCTGGGTGACCTTCGGCACGTCGGCCCCGGCTGCCAGTGAAACTACGGCTGGTATTGCTGAGCTTGCCACCCAGGCCGAAGTCAACACCGGCACCGACGATTTGCGGATTGTCACCCCGCTGAAGCTGGCCAACTGGAGTGGCCGCATCAAGAAGTTTGCGGTGAGCATTGGTGATGGCTCCGCCACCAGCTACACGGTGACGCACAACCTTGGCAGCCTTGATGTGGGCGTAACTGTTTTTCAGAACAGCACTGGTGATGAGGTGATCACCGACGTGACCCACGCCACAACCAACACGCTGACCATTGTGTTTGCTACGGCCCCGGCGTCTAACGCTTATCGCGTGGTGGTGATTGGCTAATGACCCGCGATCTGCTCACTGGCGCCAACTTTAGAGGCCCACTTCAAGTAAATGGATCCGCTGGCACTAGCGGCCAAGTGCTCAAATCTGCTGGTGCGGGCGCTCTCCCTACATGGGGCGCTCCTGCTGCATCATCCGGTGACTACCAAGAGTTCACCAGCAGCGGCACTTGGACTAAGCCTGCTGGCGCGACATTGATCTACGTCGAGTGTGTTGGCGGTGGTGCAGGCGGTGGTAGCGGGCGCCGTGGAGCCGCTGCTTCTATACGATGCGGAGGTGGTGGCGGCGCATCAGGAAAATTCACAAGCCGTTGGATGCCTGCATCATTGGCTGGCGCCACTGAAACTATTACGATCGGTTCTGGCGGAACCGGTGGCGCTGCAATAACAGTAGACAACACAAGTGGTGCAGGAGGTAATAACGGCGGTTCATCTTCGTTTGGCAGCTTGTTAATTTCTACTTCATCCCCCAACGGCACTGGAGGTACGACTGGTGGCGGAGTTGGTGGTAGCAGCGTTTATTACGGCAACGCTGCTAATGCAGGTATTTATGGAGGTGCAACAGGTGGGGATGCATCTGCTACTGGTGGTGTTGGTGGCGCTGGCACTAGAGCATCACATGGCCCAGGTGCTGGTGCTGGTGGCGGTGGAATAACTACTGCAAACGTCGTTGCCAGTGGCGGCATTGGTGGTCAAGGATTTGGCGAAGAAAAAAATAGTGGGGCGGGTATTCAAAGTACCGGCGGCGGTGGTGCCGCAGGCTCAGCAGGAACACCTGGTGGCGATGGTCCTACTAGAGGTGACGGCGGTGGAGGTGGAGGTGCTTCTAGCTTTGGCCTGTCAAGCGCAGGTGGTAATGGAGCCTTTCCAGGTGGCGGTGGCGGTGGTGGCGGTGCAAGCCTTAATAGTTTTAATTCTGGGGCTGGTGGTAATGGCGCCGCTGGTTACGTTCGCATCTGGAGCTGGTAATTATGGATTACGCAATCCTTGACGCCGACAACAACTGCATCAACCGCATTTTGTGGGACGGTGAATCTCCTTGGCAACCCCCCGAAGGCTGCACCGCAGTTCCCGACCCCGACAACCTTTACCCGAGCTACACAGAACCACAGTCCGAACCCGAGGCCAAGGCTGATCCACTTGCTGATTTGACAGCGGAGCAGAAAGCTGCGCTGATTGAACTATTGCTAAAATAGGAGCACCTACCCGCCTGCCGTGTCAGCCCCTGAACTACAACCAGGGTTTTGGCGCGGCGTCCGTCAAGAAGCTTTGGCTGGCATCGTTGTTTTAGCCGTCGGCAGCGCTGGCGCTGGCATCTTTTACCTGTGCTACACCGTCCCGACCAAGTTGGACGACGTACTCAGCAACCAGCAACTGATTCAAAAAAAGCTTGGTGATGTTGAAGACAAGGTGCTCGACCATGACGTGCGTATTATCAAGCTGGAACTAACCCGCTAAACGTGATTGAACGTCTGATCATCCACAGCACTGACATCGGTCAAGGCTTCACCATCGACCAGCTCGAAAACGAGCGTGGTGAACTGTACTACCGAGTATGTAAAGGCAGTTTCTGCCGCTACTGTGAAGACGAATACTTCACCCGTATGTACGCCGCAGAAATGGGCTGGATTTCACCTACTGACTAAGCCAGTAGCCAATAGCATCTTCTAGATGCGGCTCCCAAAAATGCTGCATCCGAAACCATTCTTTCCAATCATTGGAACTTTTACGTACATTACAATTAAAACAAGCAGCAACCAAATTGGATGTTGAAGTTTCTCCACCTTTGGATTTTGGGCGCACGTGATCGAGCGTTCCAGACTTACCTAAATGCTCTCGACAATATGCGCATTTATAGTCCCAACCCTTCAGTATTTGATCTCGAAACCTAGCCTTAGCCTGGCGTTTACTGACAAAGCCAAGTTCCTCGTCGATGTAGTCCACGCGAGGTCGAAGCTGCCCAGACGGTAGCTCAGAAAACATGCTGCCGCTGGACAACCCTAATACCAGTTGTAGACTTACACGAGTTAGCTCTATATCCATGGACATCCTCCACAACGCTGGTTTTTGGATCGTCATCGCCGCAGCATCCGAATTGATTGCCCTGAACCCCAAGCTCAAAGCAAACAGCATCATCCAACTGACCTTCCAGATCCTGAACCTTCTGCGTCCCAGGAAACTTGGCTAATCCCAACGCCATCAGGCTGCTGGACCTGGTGCGGTTTTACCGCAGCTTGCCGTACCAGATGGCTGCCATCTCCGAACTGGAGGAGGCAATCAACAAAGCCAACCCCCACATCCTGGGGCGTGACCAAGCTTGGTTCAAAACCTGGAGCCAAGCTAAAAAGCAAGTCGAAATTCGCAACGACTGGGACGGCATTGTCACAGCAGCTCGCATTGCCGGTGCCAAGTATCCCGAACTGGTTGCTGCCCAGTGGATCCTGGAGTCAGCCAGGGGAAAGATTGTCTCAGGCCGCAACAACTTCTTTGGCCTCAAGGGCGATGGCACCTTGAGTACCACCCAAGAATTTGTCAACGGCAACTGGATCACAATCCGCGACAACTTCCTGGATTTTCCCGACATCCAGACTGCAGTTTGTTATCTGGTCACGCGCTGGTACAAGGACTACAAAACCTGGAAAGGTTGTAACAACGCTCAAACACGCGCCGAAGCAGCCAAGTGGCTCCAAAAGGACGGATACGCCACCGACCCCGAGTACGCCAACCGCCTGATCCAACTGATGGATCAACACCAGCCTGCCGACACCAAGGAACACCTGCTCAAGGTGGCCTACGAATACCAGCTGGACAACAAGAGTGGCACAGGTTACCGCGAATGCTTCAGTTCCAGTTGCGCAATGGTGGCCCGCCACTGGGGCAAGATCGGCAACGACGACAGTTACAACCTTGTACGGAAAAAATACGGCGACACCACGGACGTCCACGCCCAAGTTGCAGCCCTCAAAGAGTTGGGGCTACGGGCCACCTTCGTCATGAATGGAACTGCCGCTGACCTGGAAGGCGAGATCAACATGGGCTATCCCACCCCGGTCGGTTGGCTTCACCGTGGCAGCGTTACTAAACCGACGGGCGGAGGCCACTGGAGCGTTGTGATCGGACACACGCCAACCCACTTTGTACTGAACGATCCGAATGGCGAGGCCAACCTCGTCGCAGGTGGTTACACCAGTAACAAAGGAGGCGCTGGAGTCGCCTATTCTCGAAAGAACTGGCTGCCCCGCTGGCTCGTTGACGGGCCCGAGTCCGGCTGGTTCCTCCGCGTCCGACCTATATGAATCTCATTGAGCAAACCCTAGAAGCTAAACTCAGTGAACGCAGTACAGCTGACATGTTGAAAAAGCGCTACGAGGAAAAGGACTGGAATGGCCTTCTCGAAGCAGCGCTTCTTTTGAATACGCTCCACCACATGGAACGCGCCAAGTCAGCCTGGGCTATCCGCGAAGCTGCAAGCAACTTAGCTGCCAACAACGGCATGGACCGCGACTCAGCTTAGACCGCAAAAATATCTTTGTACTGTTGAGCAAGTCCGGTATACAAGCTGTGCATGGGGTGCGTTTCGTTTGTACGCCCGTCCAACTTGTACAACCACTCCAGATATTCCTGGCGATCATCTTCGATCACCACTTTTTGCCAAGGCTCTAGTTCAGGCATTGCGTTGAGTACGACGGCGTTGGGGTGTGGGGCGGCCATAGTTTTCTGACCGCACCAAGGAAGTGCACTTGGCAGCCAAGGGCGGGATTTCCACTAGGCAACCTGTATGCTGCAATTTAGCTGTTTCGATGGCTTCCGGGACTGTCCGCCCCTTGAAAATGTTCCTGAAAGGCCCGCGACCTGGCAACCAGACCAGCAGCTCAAAGTAATCGTCAGCCATCGGACACCCTGATAAACACGTTGCATTCGCCAGCAAAAAGTAGATTCTCCACTGGTTCAGGAAAGCCGATGGAGCACTTGTTGCCTACCCACAGAGCACAGGACTCACAGGAATGGGCGGTTACAGCTTTACGCCTGGGAATCTCAGGAAACAGTTTTTTGTGGCCAACGCCAAACCAGATCTGTTCAACGGTGTGGCGCGAAATACCATGCCGCTGAGCAGTTGCCTTGGGACTATCCGGTGACAGCAAGATGTCTCGCACAGCTTCAGGAGAAACTTTCGTCATAATTTGTCACTCTGCTGTACAGCCAATGGACGTCCAGCTTTTGGGGTAGTTGGGCTCCTCAATAGCATGGATAGCAACAGGAGCACCATTCCAGTCAGCAACAATTCGCGCCGCTTCAACCGCCCTTTCGTAGGTAAGCCACGACCCCGCATCATCCTTGGAGTAAGTAAGGCTAATAATCCGCGTATGCGGCTGGCACGCCGCAACGTACTTGTCATCACAGACAACGATGTACCGGGTCACAGGTCCAATAAAATCGTGTGTACTGTAGCAGTTTAGCAGATCATGATTCGGTTTCGGCTTGCTTGGGACGCATCCTTCCTTGTACCCGCCTCTTCACGGAGTCTGCCCATGCCGCATGATCCGCCGCCTCAGCTGCCCTGTACTCCGAACCTGGAACAGCCTTCTCCAATGCGGCATAGACCATATCCCGCAAGTACGCCGTCACCCGCTTGCCCTCTCGAACAGCCAGTTGCTCTACCAACTCGTAACGATTCCTATCCAACAACAGCTGGCAATAAAATTTCTGTCCGTGCTTAAGCGGCATAGCCTGCAGTCTACTCTGCTACATAGTATCACAATGTACCACACTAGCCGCCCCACCTAACGTCCTGATCCACCTTTTTCCGCCACGCCCCAAGCTGCGCCTTCCGGCTGGTGCTCCGAGTCTTGGCACACCCCTTCCTAACTTCTTTGGCCCACGCCAAAAAACCGGCCATACGCTGGAGATCAGCAGTCTTAGCCTGCCGAATCTCCTCGTATAGCCAGTCAAGAATAATCTGCCTTCCCGTGCGGGCTGGACTCATGCGTCTCGACTTGAGACTGTCATGATTTTGACGATGGTGTCCTGTGGAAAACGTGCCAAGGCCAGCTGCCTAGCATGGAACGCATCCTCAGCTTCGACCGTGTAGGCATGTATCACCCCCTGCTTGGGACGGAGTAATACCTGGTAATACGTCATTTGGCTTGGTCCCATGAGTCTCCGATCTTGGCCTCCGCCAGGGGTGGAACGTCGTCAAGCCACTCTGCCTCAGCATCCTGCATGATGGCGGCCAGCTGCTCGGCCCATGACTCAGCATGATCCTCCCGCACCAATAAGATAACTTCGTCGTGTATCACACCAGCTAAACGCACGATGTCTTCCCCGTCTGCGTGGAGCGGCTCCCACAGTTTGCCGAGGGTCCGCTTGAGAACAGCTGCGCCAGCACCTTGGATCGGTGTGTTGCAGCGCGTGGTGAGTTTGTTGTTCTCACCAGGAAGAAACCGCCGGAACCCCGAGCGGCGAATGTAGATGGGTGCAAGGCCCGAAGACGCATCAGCAGCCCGAGCATTCTCCCGCTGCCATTTGCTGATGCCCTTGTAAGCAGCGTGGAATTTTTCCCTGATTTCCGCAGCCTCAGCCAAATCCATTTGGATTCCCGTCGAGGCGGCGTAATTCCGCAATCCTTTCGCTCCGCTGCCATACAGCAAGCCAAAATTGGCTGACTTAGCAATTTGTCGTTGGTCCTTGGTGACATCGGCCTCATCAACGCCATAGATCTGCATCGCCGTAAGAGTGTGCAAGTCCGTCCCTTCCTGGAACGCCTGGATCATCAGCGCATCGTTTGCCTCGGCTGCAGCCAGCCTCAACTCCATCTGCGCGTAGTCCGCCACCACCAGTTTGAATCCCTCTGGAGCCTGGACGCAGGCCCGAAACCTTACGTCTCTTGGTATTTGCTGGAGGTTGGGCGACATACAGGACATACGACCCGTGTCCGCCCCAAGTTGCATATAGCTGGCCTTGATAAAACCATCATCCGTAATGTTCTTGAACAGTGTCTCAGCCATTTGGCGCCGCTTCTCAAGCCGCTTCCACTTCAGGTACTCCGCAATAACCGGGTGGTTTCCGATATACTCCTGAAGCGCCAGTTTGCTGGAACTCGGCTTACCAGACTTTTGATCAATAGGTGGCTCACCCAACAATGCGGTGAACTTTTTGAGTAACTGAACGGGACTATTCAGATTGAAAAACTCTTTAGTGCCAGCACGTTCGGCATCCTCTTTTTTATAGAGGATAGTGTTGTGTTCAGGATCCCTGGGTAACTTGTGATCGTCAGGTAAAGCAGCATCAAAGTTAGCGATAAAAGCTTCTCCAGCCTCAAAGTGATCATCATCAAGATCGTCAATAAGTTTGTCGAGCAGCTGCTTGTTAAAGGGAAGGCCCGTTCGGTTCAATAAGGCCATGGACCGGAGCGCCCGGCACTCCAGATCCCAGGCCCTGTGTAAGTTACCCTCAGCCATCCGCTGGTTGATGGGGCCGTCTAGCTGGATCAGTAACTCGGCATCGTAGGCGGCATAGTCCAGCTGCTCATCACTTAAGTCGCCAGACCAGTCGCTTTTCTGCTGTTCCTTGGAGACGTCCAGCTTCAGGTAGCGCTTGACCACATGGGCCAGACCATGCTTCAGGTTGGGCATCCCGTTGGTCAGGATGCGACTAGCCAGCATGGTGCAGCGGATGGTACCAACCGGGTGGATACCATGCACCTGGAGCCAGCCAATGTCAAACGCAGCATTGTGCGCCAGCCAAAACCGCTGCTGATTAAATAGCTCCTGCAGCACATTCCAGCCATCGTCATCGAGATCCCAGCAATCGACGATCACTGGCATCCGATCAAGTGCTGCAAACTGCAGCAGCCGTAGGCCCCCAGGAGTGGGCTGGAGGCCAGTCGTTTCACAGTCAAATGCAATGGTGGTTGCATTCTGCATCGAGGCAACGTGCTCGATGCCCATTAAGTAGTTCATGGATCAGGAGTGCATTGCTTGGTGCTCGGCCCATGCAGCACTATGCATCTCAGTCATGGTGATACCAGGCTCTTCTGCGTACTGGGGCGTGGGGTCGTACTCAATGTCATTGATGGCCTCAGCGAGCAAAGGCATCAGCTCATCCTCCAGCAGCATCAAAAGGCCGGGGGGCATGTGGGCATCCATCATGTGACGGCTGGAATCCCGCTTGACGACTACTTCGAGTTTGCGATGGAAGTCGCAGATAAGCTTGGAGGCTTGGTCAAAATCATTGATCATGGTGTGGCCTGTGTGGGGCGAACTCGACTACTGTACTACACGGGCAGCGGTACCGGGGCTGCAGACGACACAAACCGTTACAAACTCACGGTGCAACGGAGTTGCAGTAGTCAGCTTTAACGCTGTCCAGCTCGCACTCCAAGCAGAGTCGCATCTGGGCATGAAGACTGGGCGACTCCAGGTGGTCCCACTGAACTCGAACGTAGGGAGTTTTTCTGCCTGTGCGGGTGGTTTGATACACGTAACCAAGAACAGTTCCAAGACGCTGTGTACGGTACGGGGCAATCCGGTCGTTAGTTTCTTTGCTGTTGATCTGGATGTAGCTCGCCTTGGGTTTTTCGGCAATCCGATCACCTTCACAAAACTTGACAAGTGGTTTGACTTTAGACATGGGTCCAGGCTTTGCGGTTGATGACTCTAGAAATAACAGGCGGGCTAACTCCGAATATCTTTACAAGTTCTACTTGTTTTGTTCCCTTCTGGTACATGTATCTAAGCCTTATTACATCAGCTTCAGTCAATACTGATTGATGATTTTCAGATCCAATTTGCTTGGGACCTGTTTTAGACCCTACTTTTGGACCTGGCTTAAACACTACATATGTTTCTCTTGTTGTATAGTGTGCTTTACAATCTAAACACCGGCAATAACGCAATGTTACTGTTGAACTTTTGTAATCAGTTGATGTAACACGGGTATTACGACTGTTGCATGTACGACATCTCATTGGGCCTCCAGTTCGATGACGATGGCGAGGAGTTCGGCGCGGATAGCCGATGCGTAAACATCGCAACAAGAGTCATACGGAAGTTTTGGCACTGGCACCACCTCATCCGCAACAGCGCGAAGGGCGGCGGCAATCCAGTGGTAACGGTGGTTTCCTGTTGGTCTTTCAGGTGCGTTGTCATACGCCCAAGCAACTGCCTGCGCGGCGGGGGAGAGAGGCGCTGGCCCCGGTGCGTGTTCACCTTGCGGGCAGAGTGCGTTGAACTCTGCATTGCTGAGGTGGCTGAGATCGTTGGGAATGTGGTCAGTCATTGGGCAATGCCTCCAGTGCTTTGCGGATGGGTTCCGCCATTGCCATTGCTCCTTCTGTGGGGATAAGAGCAATCAGGCGGTCAAGTTCGGCTTGAGCCTGCTCCTTCAGCGTCGGAGGCTCAGCAAGGGCGGCGCTTGGTTGGGAATTCAGCGCCCAATCAATGCAAAGCAGCGCCCAATCAATGCAAAGCTTTGCAAAAGTCTTGCAATAGCCAGAATGGCCCCGCCTTTTGCTGTCCACCCGCGCCTGCTCTGAAAACTTTTTCAGCAGGTGAGGAGGAGGAACCATTTTGTTAGCGTCAACAATATGGTCAGTCATAGTTTTTTCCATTTCCATGGCGATCAAGTGTAAATCAGCAGCAGAAATCATTCCTTGTCCGTTTTGCGTTTGGTTGAGGGCTTCCAGCAAGGCAGCAGACGCTGCTCTGTATTCGGCGTTAAAGCGTGGATTGTCCTTCCATAGAGCTTCGTCTACGGCGTCTAAGATTGCCTGTGCTTTTTCGCGGATCTTGGCTTTACCAGCTTTCTTTACCCAGTCAGTCATCAATCTGCTCCATAGCGATCTTGATGTCGCGGCCGAAGCCGCAGCTACCCCACTGGACGAGATCGAGGTGAATGTGAGCACCTGCAAAAATGGTGCTCACGCGCCGCAGCGTGGACTGGTCGGAATTGATCCACCAGAACTCGCCAATGCGGCCTTGGTTTGAGTCGATGTTAATCATTCGGGAAGTGCCTCCAGGGCGCGGCGGATGGTGTCGTACTGCTTCGGAAACTCGTCAAGATCAACCGAAGTATGCAACGCTTTTAGCGCCTGCTCCTTCAAGCTTGGCGGCTTGGGGCGGCGGCGGTCGCGGAGTTTTGCAGCCAGAGAGCTGCCTTCTTGCCAAAGCATCTCTGCACAACAAGCCTCAAGCTCCTGGTCGGCGCCCCAGCGGGCGGCTTGAGTGGCAACGATTTGAAACCACCGAGGGGACGTTTTAATCTCGTCGCCTTCTTGATGACACCACTGCTGCACCAGCTCAGGTGGCGGGGTGATTGGGTGTTGGACAGTCATTTGCTATTTGCGAATTGCGTAGTGTTTACTGATCACTATTTAAACGGTTAGCAACAAGTTGGGCATAACCAGCAATGTCATGCCACGAGTCTGCATAGTCTGGATCACCATTAAGGATCCGCCCAATTTTGTGGCAGATCATATCCAGTGCTTCGAGTTGATCAGGCTCTAGTTTTTTCTCGCGTGTTATTGCGTACTGAGCAATAGCACCTTTAAGCTCACAGGTAATTTCTGCGTGGCCCATGAAATCACCGTAACGTGATCCACGTTCGTCAAGTGTTGCCTGAATGTCGTTCATGTTTTGGAAGCGGTAACGGTGGGGTCAAAGTTGTAATGGCCAGTAATTGAATAATCTTGAGCTGGAGTTTGTGACATGCGATGGAATACAATCTGCCCAATACGCATCCCAGGCCAAATAGCAACAGGGTGCATAGAACGTGCATTCTGTAACTCCAACGTAAGCTTGGATCCACTCCAACCCGGATCACAATAACCAGCCATGAGGTGCTCAATGCCTGATCTTGCCCTGGAACTCTTAAGCGCAAATTGCCCTGCGATATTGGTAGGCATGTAGAACGTTTCTTCCGTACAAGCCAACACAAATTCGTGGGGCTGTAAGTAGAAAGGCTCCGACTCAGTGTGACCACCGATGTCAATCGGGATCATGGTGGGCCATTCGGCCACCTCAACCAGTAAATCGCAACCGAGTCTCACATCGAGACTGGCTGGATTCACCAGGGCTGGATCGTAGGGAGTCACAAGGCCCTGCTCGCACAGGGCCCGGATCTCTGTATCACAGAGAATCATGCGCCAGCTGCCTGGAGTTGGACGTGGTTCCAGGTCTTGCCGTACTTGATGGCATTGATGGTGGTCACATGCACCTTGTAGTCCCGGCAGATGATCGCAGCCCGCTCACCAGAGCAAGCCGCCGCTTGATCTCCAGCACCTTGCTTTCAGGCAGCAGTGCCCTCACATGGCGCTTGGACTTACGAGTCTTAACTTGAGACTGGACTGGAACTTTTTCCACAGGCGCCAGCACAGACGGGGTGATGGCAGCCTCGTCCATATGAACAGTTTGAGCACCACCAATGATGAAGGTGATGTTGTCCATGGCAGCAGCAATCTCAGTCACATAAGACGTGAGTTGATGTGTTTCGCGGTCAGAAAGAAGAGTGATCATGTCAAAAAAGTTGGTTGATACGTTGACGAGAAGCAGCTATGGGCTGTTCTTCTCGATCTGGATCGCAGACTGGAAGTAGCTCGCCACCTTCATACGGTAGAAAATTTGCCCTGCTTCCTTGGACTGACGATCATCGAGATTGGCATAATCGTGTCGAGCATCGTTGAGTGCTGTAAGTGTTTCGATGTTGAGAGTCTCCAGGTCCACATCGGACACCTCTTTGATGTCTTCCAGTGAAAAAGTCTTGCCAAGCAAGAACGATCTGAAGAATGGAGCGTTAGTTGGCGTTTGGGTCATTGAAACTTGGATCCTGGGCTTTGAGGTCTAACAGAGTGGAGCTTGGAAGGCTGAGGATTTCGTGGATCACAAGCCGGGCCAGCTTCTGGCTATCCACAGTATCAGCAAGTTCGAGCTTGGCAATGATCTTGTGGAAAAGCTGGGTCAGGGTTGCAGGTCTAACCCAGCTTGTGTCGGATGGAATGGGCTCAGTGCCGTATTCCCAGTCGTCGTAGTCGTCAGAGTTCCGAAGATCCCTGGCGTTAGACGTCCCAATCCGACGTGTCCACCAGTTCCCAGTTGTCGATGCGTTCTGCGAACAGTTGTTTGAGTCCATCGTCAGTCGCTGGAATCAGCTCCTCGTCAGAAAAGTAGAAGGAGCCTCGGCACAGGGCAGGGCAATACTCTTCTGGGTCGTCGTGGCTCTGAGGGTTAGCAATGGCCGCGTCCTTGACAATAGCTTGCACCACGCAGAGTTCGTCATCAGTAAACGTAACATCGTAGATCTCAAGGATGTCGAGATTCATTTGGCAAGTTCCTTGGTGGTGTTGGTGGATCCCAGGCTGTCCATGTAGACGTCCCACGACATCTTCAGAAACTGCTCAAGCTCTTGAAGGTGCTGGAGGCTGTGACGGTCATAGCTGCAGTTAAGGCCGAGCTGCTCCAGGTCATTGATGCGCTGCTGGAACACCAGAGCGGAGTAGCGAACAGCAAAGTACCAGGGGCTGAGGTTTTCGTTGGCCAATTCAGTGTGGGTAAGCATGTTATGTAGTAGAGGATTGAGGCAGGAAGCTTCCGCCTCCTGCACAGTAGTGTTACACAGCACCAGCGACCTGGCAAGTGTGCCAGTTGCAAAAGTACACAATCCCGAGCATGATCACTGAAAAGGCTTGCAGCGCAGGCATTCTCAGCGATTCGATGAGCAACTTAAGAAGTTTTAAGTTGTGGGCACCCCCAGCTGCTCTGGGGTGTAGGCGGTAAGGACGCAGACATCCGCACCCATCCGC